GACTTAAAAGTTTCTGGGTTAAGGTTTCCTCTCCAGTATGAATCGTCGGGTATTTGTCCTACCCACCAATTAAAATTTGCTCCTAGAAAACCAGGATTAAAGAGAGCTCCACCTTCCATTAGTTATCAGTCTTCGTAAATTCTGCACTCACTAGCATCTGGGTGAGTATCACAATACAATTCCAGAGGCGTTGGGTCTTGGTCTGTGTCTGGATGATTTGCTTGATATTTTTCTAAAGAATCAAGTTCGCTTTCAATATGACGCTTTCTTTGGGGACTCAACGAACCATTGTTGAGTTCATCTCTGTCGTCATTAATATGTTGTTGAAGAGTTCTGTCTGTCATAATGCGTTCCTAGAAGTGTGATTACCTTTTCTTCCAAAAGAATCTCTAACAAGATTTAACTTGGTATAAGTTTCTTTTGGTGTAATATAGTGACATAAATCTGCTATAATATATAGACCGCCAGTTTCCTTGTTCACATCATCATTTTTTGTGTCTGTTTGTGCATCTGGTGCATCAAAAAATACAACATCCCCAGCATGTAATGAAAAATCACCAGCAATTGTGACAGTACACTTTGAAGCAAAGAGTTGATTATATCGCATACTCGATTGATTCAGAATTCTTTCTGGATCAAAATTTTGCTCTTTAGACTTTTCAACTTGCTGAGAAGTTTTTCCTGTTGGAATAGTTCCTTTATCAATCAACATATATTGTGTTCTTGAAAACTCTTTGTTTTTACCACTCTTATTGAACTCTGGATTTGGAGTTGGTAATCTTTTTCCACCAAGTTTTAAAGATTCTTCAGTATCTTTTGCTACTGGATTAATGACTTGATAGAAGCAATTAAAAGGATCAAAAAGTATGGTTCTTGTTGAATATGCTCCCATCTTGAGTTTATTTTCAATATCTACTTGGTTATCAAACGTATAATCAAGTGCTTTGATATCATATCCTGCAGGAGTATTTTGTCCTCTGGTATCGGGAGTCTCATTATAGATGATGGATTTCTTTTGTTTTTGTGATAAAAGACCATCAATTGATTTGAACTTATAACCCTCAGAAGTTTCAAAGAAAAAGTATCCAGCACTCACACCAAGAGTTTGATTTTCAGCAGATACTGCTTTTTTGGATAACCAATTCATTGTGTAATATGGTTTCATATTATTACCACAGAAATTAAAATTATTAGAAGTTTCTTCAATCTCTATGTCTTTGGTTGTTCCCAAATAATTTTGATTTGTAAATATCTCTCTAATATGTTCTGATATTTTTCCATCAAATCTTGTGTTCAATCTAACTTTATCATTCATAAAAATTTCTCTTGTCGATAAGTCTAAGTGAACAAGAGACTTTGTTGTTTTGTCTGAGAATGGAGTAACTTTCTTTACATATAATGTAAGTTTTAATGTTTGTTCATTATTGTCTCTGAACTTTAAATTGACGGTTTCTTGTCCATCAATGGGCAATCCATCTCTTGCCGTTTTATTATCAATCGTATTACCAGCATCAGCAAATTTAACGGTTGCTCTGATACCATCATCAAGAATACTTTCATAATACTGAAGTTCTATAACTCCACCAAGAACACTAACTTTTCTACCTTGATCCTCGTTGGAAACAATGTCCAACTGCTCAATATAAGATGCTTCTGCAGATTTAGTACTTATTCTTGACATTTTACATTACCTCTTATTTCTATTTACCCACCTTTATAAAGGGTTTCAAATGGATCATCTCCACCACCAAATGGAATAAGTGCTACTCCACCACCAGAAGATCCAGAATTTCCATAATCATCCTCCATAGAAGTATCTGGAGATTCCATAACGATTGTCTGAGGTGCTAGTGCATCATAAGGAGCATACTTTTGAATCGCCTGCATTACTCCTTTGTATCCAGATGCTTGGTTAATCGCAAGGAGCATATCTTTTGCTGGTCCTGCACTATCAGCATCAACAACAATTTCAGTTCCTTTCTCACCAACCATGGCAAGGTGTGGATATGGTAATGTTTCTCCACCTTTTTCATATCTCACATCACCATGTCCAGTCATAGCAACCATTTTATCGCCACTAAAGATCTCAGCACTCTTTCCATAACCACCATACTTGGTCCCAACATCTACTTTGCCACCAAATGTTGGTAAAAGAATTTCAGATCCTTCTACAGATTTACCAAATCTAGTCTCATTTTTTTTAGGATTATAATAATCAAAAGGAAGAAATCCTTCTGCTCTCATAAATCTAGAGTGTGAATGTGCATCAATTGCTCTTTGTAGTAAAGATTTTTTCTCATCTGAAGATGATTTTGGATTCCACACTTGTCCCGAAACACCTGCATTAGAAAATTCTATTTTTCTACCACGCGAACTATAAGCATTTGCAAGTTTATCCATAGCAGAAACCATATTCCCCATACCAAGACTCTTATGAAACTTTGTATCAATATGATATGCGGCGCTTCCACCAATATAAGAGGATGGACCCGTTTTTAAAGAACCACCCTTTACTCCACTTGGTAGTGTTTCTCCAGATGGTTCATCAACTTTTCCTCCCTTTTTCTGGTATTCTGCTATTGCTTGACCACCAGCAGATTTGGGGAAAGAAACTTTAGCTCTATTACTAGTTCCAGTTTCTATTAAACCCGCTTCATCATTTCTTCTCCAAGAATTAATTCCACCATCATGTTTTGCAAGAGTGTTTCTAAAATAAGAAGCGACTGATTTATAATCTCCAGTTTTAATACCTTCCTTGACTAGTTCCGCAAGAGTAGAACCAAGACTACCATAGTTAAAAGTTTTTGATTCCAAAGCAGCCTTTACATTATCAGGAACTTTTGCATATTCACTAGCAGAAATATCTCTCAGTAATCTTTGTCGATGTTCCTTAATATGTTGCATTTTAATCCACAGTGCCTCGTCTTCAGTTATTGTCTGACCCATCTTGACACTTCCAGATAATCTAAAACCCTTAGGATAATAAGTTGCGCCCATACCAATTGTCGGAATGCCATGAGAATCTTTATATGCTGCTGTCCTTAACCCTTCATAACTTTTCAACAATCTAGCAAGACCTTGTTCAAAAGATGTGCCCATCATTATTCCACCACCTCCACCTCCACCTCTATCATCGTCTTCATTAGCCGAACCTCCACCAGAAGAATCACCAGAAACTTTACCCTTCTTTTCAGCATTCTCTTTAATTATTCTCAAAGTTTTTTGGGCATTACTCTCAATTTCTCCTTGGAAAGTTTTTGCAACCCAGTTACTAATATCGCCACCAGTTTCTGCTGCAGATAAAACATCAGGATCTACAAGACCACCTTCAGCAAATGCAGCGACAATACCACCCTTCAATTGCTTATCTTGTATTCCTTTAGCAATTAACATATTAATTCCAAGACCAACATTTTCATAATCTCTTTGGGATGGTTTTTGTCCAAGAGTTATTTTGGATGTAATTGCAAGAATAGGTCCGAAGTAATCAGTTTTTCCTAAATCTTCCCCCGCAGTTTTAACTACGTTAAATGGATTGACAGCATCTACTACTTTTTGTGCGGCCTTCAATGGATTAGGAAATATTCCAAATATTTTATCCTCTCCACCAATATCAGCACCTGGTTTGATTTCAACCTCTCCAGGTTTTCTAGGAACTCCTCTCTTATACTTTCCTTTATTGCCTTTACTTATAGTTCTCCTTGCTCCAGTTACTCTCTTTCCACCTCTTGTTATTCCGCCGCCAGCCATCTTGCCCATCATTTCTTTTTGAGCACCTTTGTTTCCATAAATGTTTCCGAAAGATCCCTTTTCTTTGAATGCAAAACCTAAGGTGAGTCTATTTAATCCTTTCCTAAAATCTTCACGGATTCTTGCATCAAATTTAGCAAGATTTTTTGCTTGCTTTATCTTATCCTCTTCACTTAAGAAAGGATAACGGATAAGTTCTATTGCATATCTAAACGGAGCTCCAAGAATGTCAAGCATAGTGCCCAAAGCCATGATTGGTTCAAATAACATCCTAAATCCCAAGTTCGCAGCACCTGCCAAGTACTTTCTAGGATCTAACCAACTATACTTTTCAAACTCCTTTTGAGTTGCTTTAATAGGTTTCTCTGCAACACCACGGAGTTGGAAAGCAGCCTCACCCAAAGCTGATGCCAGTAATCCAGCACCAGTAATAATAGCGACTGCTGTGCCAACACCCAATCCAGCAGTTTTTCCAACTTGTCCTGCTGCTTGAGTGACAACTTGCTTACCTGCCTGTTTCACACCTTGACCAAACAATCGGTCCTTCAACATATCCATACCAATATCAAGAACACCACCATCACCTTGAGTTGCAAGAACCGTAGCAGCAATAATAGCAGTCTCTACAAGTGTTCCAACAGCACCAGTAAACCCATCAAAGACTTTGGCGAAGTTTTCACCACCAATAGTCTTCATCATACCACGTGTGAAGTCAATCGCTTTGTATCCCCAGTCAATAAAGGTTACAAGACCATCCAAAAGTTTTCCGCCAACATCAATTACAAAATCTGCAGCAGAACCAAGAAATCCTATGATAGGTTTTATCTTTGGCAGAAAATCTAAAATTCTTACAGCAAAATAACCAAGAAGAACATTACCAATAAAATTCTTTATCCAATCTAAGAATCCCATTCTTGGAGCCTTTGGAGTTTTGATTTCTCCCTTTTCTGGTTGTTTTTTTGTTTCTAATTTTTCTTCTTGCTTTTCCCTTCTCTTACTACTTTCAAGTCTCTTCTTTTCATCAAGTGCTTTTTTCTCTGCAGCAATAGTTCCCTTTAAAATATTCTCAATTTGAATAACCTTAATTTTAATTACACCAATATCTTTAGAGATTTTTGGAGAACCAAAATTAGAAAAACTATCAGTACCTATAACTTTCCTAGAAACTTTTGTAAGAGAACCTCCAGTTCTTCCTGGTGGTAAAAGTTTTTGTGGATTAACTGCCATCTATTTTACCTCCCAGCAACACCAAGAGTTTTTAACTTAGCATTACTAGATGCTGAAGAAGATGCTGAGAAACTAGGAGTTCGAGTTCCAGATGATCCTTGACCTCTTCTATTTCTTGGTTTTGGAGCTGGAGGACCATAAACAACTTTTGCTGCTGGTTTTGCTGGAGGTTTAACTGGTCTAGCACCTCTTCCTCTCCTTGGTTGTCTTTTTGCTAATTGAACTTGTCCTTGTCCTGATCCGCTTGGATCTCCACCTGGACCATAAAAAGGTTTATTTTTTTGTTGTCTTTGCATTTCAGCAGTAGCTCCACCAAATAATCCCATCTTATCCCACCAAGGACGTTTATTTTGAAGTGCTTCTCTATTCTTTTGCTCCGCTATCATGTTCTTTTGCCTATCATTCAAAACTTCTTTCCCTGGTTTGAACCCCAATACCTTTTCATCAAAGTCCACATCATGCATAGTCATTCCTCTATTTTGAACCTTCGCCAGTAAAGCTTCAAATGGTTTATATGCTGCCCTGCCGAGTGAACCCATGTCTTTAAAACCAGAGTTCTTAAATGCTTCAAAACTTTCCCCAGCTTGTCGCATAGCATCTCTTGCACTGCGATTTGTGTCGTAAATCTGCCGTATACCTATAATTCTTCCCTTTTCATCTCTCTTAAATTCATCATTTCCAATTCTGCCCATAGTTAGTCCAGCAGCAGATAATCCACCACCAGCATAATCTCCATAATCAACGTTTTTTTGTCCTCTTCTAGCAGCATTTTTTTGAGCTTCAAGAATTGCTCTTTGCATATCTTGAGAGATGCTTTTATCTGTTCTACTAATACCAAGAGTTGATGCAAGAAGAGCAGGAACTGCTTCTGTTGCTGCTCCATGTATATTAGAACCTAAAGTTTTTAAACCACTAAAATCAAAATTTCTTATAGAATCTATAGTAGATCCCACTTTTTGTTTAACTCCACCATATATTTGCTGAGCTTTAGACATTGCTGGTGCTGCTAATTTTTGAGCTTCACCAGGAAGTCTTTGAAGTGTTGATAATGATGGTGCTGCTAATTTTAATGCTTCACCTGCAACGTTTTGAGCATATCCAACACCAGATCCTATTATCTTTGGAACTTGCTGTGCGGATCTACCAAAGTATCCCATCCCACTTAAAAATCCACCACTTCCTCCGCCACCAGATGCAGAAGTTCCACCTCCACCACCAGATCTCCAAGTAGATGGATTGCCAATATCAAAATTAGGTCCAGCTCCTCTACTTTTAATAAAATTATTAAAATGTTTTCTTAGGTCAAAAGTTGGATCTCCAGATGAACTGGAAGGATATTTTTCAGATCCAGGTCCAGGTCTACCACCAATAGGGCCACCATCGGCAGCATAGGTTGTTCCGCTAATAATCTTTGGTTTATTAGTTCCACCTCCAGCAGCATTCATCTGCTCAAAAGTATCAACACCATACTTTTGAACAGCACCAGCAGACATGACAAATTCACCATCAGAAAGCATAGCGGGAATTTTATCATCTTTTGGTCCACCTGGACCACTTACAAATCCACTTGAACCACCCATAGCTCCACCAAGAAGCATACCAAGTGGTCCAAACATAGCGCCCATTCCAGCGCCACCCATCATACCCTTGAAGTTAAATCCACCACCACTAAACGCACGGAATCTTGGTCTTACATATCCACCACCAGAAAGACCTTGTGCTTTTTGTTGACTTCCACCATCACCTTTAAGAGTATTGCTTAAAGCTATCGTGCCACCAACAGTAATAGCAGTCTCTAATCCAGCAGCAAGAAGTTTTCCTTTTCTACCACCAAGAAAACCAGCAAGCTTAGATAACTTACCACCCTTTTTCCCAATACCAGCCTTTACCGCAAGTGCAGCAACTGCTGCACCAAGTCTAACAGTACTTTTTATAACGAGAGATATTAATCCCCTGGCAAACTTACCAAATGAAGTTCCGAATACAATATAAAGCGATAATAGAGTTGGTCCCCAATCACTAAAGAAACGTATGATTGATTTTACTTTATCCGCATTATTCTTATCACCAAACCACTCAATAATTTTAAATACTATTCTCCCAAGAATAACAGTTCCAATAAAATTAAGTATTCTATCAAGAAGACTTTTTACTGGTGCTATTATCTTCTTAGCAGTTTTAGCAATTCCTTTAAATGTTTTTTCTAACTTGCTTTCTTCGAGACCCCTCTTCTCTTGCTCTGCTCTTCTTCTTTCATAAGCAGCAGCATTCTTTTTTTGTTTCTGTTGATTTGCTAATATCTCAGCAATAGAAATAACTGACTTCTTAATTGCAAGTATATCTTCTGCGATTCCTCCACCAACAGTAGAATTTTTAGATATCCCTTCAACATACTTTTGAAGTGCTCCTCTTGGAGATTTGACTAGAACTAGAGCACCACCTCCCCCGCCACCAAAACCACCACTAGCAGCAGGTCCAACATTAGGACCTAAACCTCCTGCAGCAACAGCACTTTTTGCAGTTTTCGTACTTATAACTTTACTTACAAAATTTTCAAAACTTATTTTATTACTTCTTTTCGAAAATGCTTCCTTTAATTGTTGCTTTGATAATTTTTGCCCACCAAGAGTTTGTTCTGTAAGAAGTTCATTCAGGTAGTACTCATACCTGTCCTTACCTAAAAATTTGGAAGCAGTTATTGCTTTAGAAGTGGGCATTGCTCATTTGTTGTTTCTGTTTTAATTCTTCTTCTTCAAGATGCTGTTGCAACAATGCAACGTAGATATCTCTTTCCCAAGGTATCCAATTCTCAATCTCAGTCAATGAATATTTATGATACTGCATCAAAGAAAAATTAAGTTTGAAGTAGTTCTCAAGGTCCATATGGACCAGTGCTATGCGAAAAAACTTGCCAGTCCCTCCAATACGACTTCACTATCAACCTGTGTATTTGGATTGGTTACTTTAATAGTATGAGAAAGTTTAGGCATTGTTTCAAAGAACTTCTCAATGTCCTTAAACTGAGAAGAGTTCATTGACTCAAGAAACTCATTGAGTTCTTTCTTAGTAACATCAGCAGTAGACCAAACCTCATCCTCAGTATAAATTTTATCAATGCAAGAACCAATCAAATCAAAAGATTGGTCCATAGCATTCTTATCACCAAAATCAAAATTGTTTTTGATGAACTGGTCTAATGATGGATATTTCATTTCCATCATAATGTTATCATCTAATTTAATTCGGTTAGTATGTTCATCACTCTTTTGGACTTGAATATCATCCAAGTTAATCTTTACTTGAACCTGAGTCTCGCCATCATCTGGGCAAATAATATTAACATCAATTTCTTCCCCAACAGACTTTCCACGAATATTTAAAAACAAATATTCAATATCAAAGGTGGGAAGAGTTTCTACTTTAATATTCTTAGTCTGAATACAATTTTTAATAACGTTTTTAATCGCTGTAGTAATTTGCTTAGTATCCTCGCTTTCTAAAGCAATTACAAGCAGTTTTTCTTCCTTAACCAGGAATGGTCTATATTGAATTGTCTCTCCTGTTGATGGCAATTCAAGTTCATAAGTTGGTGTAGAAATCTTAGGTAAAGGCATAATGTCCTATAGAATGTTTCAGTAAGATTATTTATAGGGGATGAACAGAATCCAAAGTGACCACTCACCTATCCATCAGACCATAATTAGTTGTATAATATGGGGGTAAACAAACAAATCAAATGATTAAAACCGCATTGAGAGCTACCGTTCTGGGCAGCGCGTCAATTATTGTTCTCTGCTTTGGATGGTATACGGTTTGGGGTGAAGGTGGCAACAAGGGTGACTACTGGACCGCATATGATATTGACAAAATATGCATAGAAACACAGAATCCAAACTCATGGTCCTGCTACCGAGCAGAGATTCACCGAGACAATGCTCTTGCACTTGCAGACTGGGGAATGAAATGTGGTATAATCGGAACTGTTGCAACAGTTGGTCTTGGACTTCTCAACAAAAAAGAAAAATAAAAAGAGGGTCTTCGGACCCTCTTTTTTTATGGTCCAAAGATACTTCTCTCAACAAAATTATTTCTACCAACTCCAGGAAGTCCTGCTTCAATTCTTCTATCAACTCTATTCCCAGAAGAATTAGCGATTGATTGAGAAATACCACCAGTAGATAAAGCACCAGGGCCCTCAAGTCCAGGTAAAGTTAAATTGCTGGTATTAAATTTTGCTTGTTCAATTGGAGTAAGAGCATCAGATGAAATCTCAGAAGGAAGTTTATCATCAGTATAATACCTTATATAACTCATACTAACAGTACACTTTAATAAAGAAGAACTATCATATGAAACTGGCATTGAACTTATACTAACAGGAAAAACATTAACAAATTTATATGTCAATTGTGTTGCTTTTTTTCCTTTCACTCCAACATAACTGCTTCTTTCAAATTTTGTAACTTCTAATCCTTGCTTAGAAACATAATCATCTCTATACTTAAATCTATAAAAATAATTATCGGCTGCAAGGTTTGCTCCTCTCACAGAATTCCCTGTTGTTCCAATATCACTTTTACTTTCATCAGCAATCCATTTCATCCAGGTTTCAAAAAATCTAATAGGAAGATAATTCTCAGCATCAACATAAAAAGTTAAATCTATTCGATCATCATAAACTCTACGATAAGCATGTCTTTCGGTTACACCAGTATGATCATTCGTAAGTTCCAGTGTAGCAAGATTAGAACCAGGTAAAGTTGCTTCAGAACACAATAAATTAAGTTTACCTTGATTTAAATTAACACCATTTTGTGATAGATATTTTCTACGAATTTCATTACCCCATGTCGGGTCAATCTTAACCTCAAAATGAGAAGTTGTTGCTGGATTTAATAGTGCTGATTTTATATCAGCAATGCTCTTTGGTGAAGGCATTTATAAATACTTTTTGACCTTATATATTATGTATGGCGGAAAGTAATAAGAGTATCTACAAACCATCATATCCCCAGAAATATAAAGGCAATCCAAATAATATTATCTGCCGAAGTAGTTGGGAACGTCATTTCTGTCGTTGGTGTGATTTGAATGAGAATATATTAGAGTGGGGTAGTGAAGAGTTTTACATACCATATATTTCTCCTGTTGATAATCGTGTTCACAAATACTTTCCCGACTTTATTGTAAAAGTAAAAGAAAGTTCTGGTCAAGTTAAAACATATATTATTGAAGTGAAACCAAAGAAACAAACGAGACCACCTAAACAACCAAAGAGACAAACAAAATCATATCTCTATGAATGTAAAACTTATGCTGTAAATCAAGCAAAGTGGAAAGCAGCAAAAGAGTTTTGTGATGATAGAAGAATAGAATTTAAAATCATCACAGAAGAGGAGTTATTCACATAATGGCAGAAGGTTTTGGTCAATACGTAGGAACAGGAACAGCAAGAACAAGAGAACTTCTGAAAAGAGTTGAACAAACTGGAACTAAAGACCCAGAAGAAATAATGATGATGATTATGGAAATCTTTACAGAAGAAGTATTGTATCCAGAACCAGGGAAGTTTTATACATTTTTATATAATCCAAAAACTCCTGATATTGAATATGACCAACACCCTTTGATTGCTTGCACATCATTAGAGAGATGGGGATTTAAAGGTATCAACTTTCATTGGAGAGAAGGAAGACAATATACCTGGGAAGAAGTTGTAGGAAAACTTCATGTCGTCAAATATAATGAACTTGATGAGTTGTTATCATTACAGTATGGAAAGTTCCGTCTAAATAAATAAAAAACACCGTATCTAATGGCATCGGCAACTAGCGGCGTAAGTGTAGTTACTTCAGGTACTGGGCGCAATAAAAGAAAGGACTATTATAAAACAGAGGTTACCACTCTCGGTGATGGTAGCCTTAAAAGAGAAACATTTAGAACAGACCCTAAAGGAAATAATGCGGTAAAAGTTCAAGAACTACAGGTCAATAGTGAAGGAAAAGTAACAAAAAGCTCAATCTCATCAAATGCAAGAGAGGCAGAAAAAAGAGCACTTAACGATCCAAACTCTCAATTACGTAGTTCAATAAAACAACAAGTTGATGATGCTGGAAAGGAAGTTCGTAAGAATGAAGCAGATGCTGCTGGTGGACGTGTAACTGATGCTGGTAAAAAAAATCAAGAGATTTTAGGTGGTGGTTCTGGTAATAAAGCAAATAAGGAAGAAGAAACTGGAGATAACTCACAACCAGCAGACAATCTTACAGATCTAGAAAAAGCAACAGCAGTTGATAAAGAAAAAACTAGAACATCATTTCCAAAAAATTTAATCTATCCAATAGATATAGGTTCCACGAAACAAGATGTTATTCATTTTGAAATGTTAGAATATAAACCAAAAGGATATTCCGCGAAAGATGGATTAGCAGGAGTTGGTAAAAGAA